CTCGACTCACGCGCGTTCGTCGCCAAGCTCGCCGAACTCGACCCCACCGACAAGGGCTTCACGACCGCCCTCGACAAGGCGATCAAGGACGCGGTCGAAGAGAACAAGGCCTTTGCCGTGACCCCGCCCGCCGGCAAGTCCGGCGCAGACCTGTCCGGCGGCACCCGCGAGGGCGCGGCCAAGCGCGGCGGGTCGCTCGCAGGGGCGATCTCGAACCACTACGGAACCTGACACCCAGGAGTACCCCATGCCCGTGACGCTCGCTCAGGCGCAGCTCAACACCCAGGCGGACATCGACTTCGCCGTCATCGACAACCTCCGCCGCAACTCGTGGCTGTTCAACAACTTCGTCTGGGATGACACCGCGACCCCGGGCACGGGCGACGCGTCCCTCACCTACGGCTACACCCGGCTCCTCGCCCCGTCGAGCGTGTCGTTCCGCCGGTTCAACGAGGAGTACACCCCCAGCCAGGCGACCTCCGAGCGCAAGACGGTGGACCTCCACCCCCTCGGCGGTGCGTTCTCTGTCGACCGGAAGCTGGCCCGTCTCGGCCCGGCCGCGTCGAACAGCATCAGCTTCCAGCTGGCGCAGAAGCTGACCGCGATGCGGACCCGCTTCCAGCAGGAACTCATCCTCGGCGACACCGCCGTGGACGACGCTGGCTTCGACGGGCTCGACAAGGCGCTCACCGGCCAGTCCACGGAGTACCTGCCGCTGGCCGAGGGCGTCGCGACCGGCTACCTCGACTGGTCCCCGGCCACGGTGACCACCGAGGACATCGCCATGAGCGCGTTCGACGCGTTCGACGACTTCCTGTCCCGGATCATGGGCTCGCAGACCGGCTCCGGGGACACGGGCGCGGACGGATCCATCCCGGCCGGCGTGAAGGCGGTCCTCGGCAACACCAAGTCGATCTCCCGCATCAAGTCCCTGGCCCGCCGCGCCAGCCAGTTCACGTCCGAGCGCAACTCGCTCGGCATGCTGATCGAGCGCTACGGCGACTGGGTCCTCGTCGACCTCGGCGACCGCGCCGACGGCTCCGCTCCGATCATCCCGATCCGCTCGGCGGACACCGACGGCGGTGGCGCGGGCGGCACCATCACGGGTCTCACCGACATCTACGCCGTGTCCCTCGGCCTGGACGCCTTCCACGGGGCCTCCATGGCGGGCGCTCCGCTCGTCGAGACGTTCCTGCCGGACTTCACCCAGCCCGGCGCGGTCAAGAGCGGCGAGGTCGAGATGGGGCCGGTCGCGGCCGTCCTCAAGAACACCAAGTCCTGCGGCGTCCTGCGCAACGTGAAGGTGCGGTGATCAGCGTGAACAGCTTCAAGGTCGAAGCCCCCGTCCGCACCTTCAGCGGCGAGTCCGTCGGCGTGCAGTTCTCCAAGGGGACCGCGCGCGTGGACGACTCCACCAAGGCAGGCCGCGCGGCCATCGAGTACTTCCGCCGGCAGGGCTACGCCCTCACCCCCGAAGGCACCGACGGGGAGCCGACGGAGGACGAGCCGCAGAAGGCCAACGACCCGGGCAGCGAGTACGACCCGGGCGCCCACGACGTGTCCGAGGTGCTCGCGTACCTCGACGGCCTCGGCACCGACGATTCCAACGCGGTCGCCGAGTTCGACCGCGTCATCGCCGCCGAGCGCGACGGCAAGGCCCGCAAGACGATCCTCGCCCGCGGCGAGCAGAAGCAGGAGGCAGGGCAGTGACGCTCCTCGGCACCTTCAAGGGGAACCCCCGCAACGACCTCGGCTGGCTCAACACCGCCGGACGACCCGACCCCGAGGCCACCTTCCACCGGACGAACCTCCCGCGGGTCGGCCTCGACGACGTCCCGGCCGCCGCCACCGGCGTGATGTGCTCCGTCGCCCTGTACCTCCAGGACGGGGACCTGATCTCCAACCTGACGTTCATCAGCGCGGGCACGGCCGGCGGCACGCTGACGAACCAGATCGCCGCGCTCTACTCCGGGGCCGGCGCGCTGCTCGCGCAGTCCGCGGACAAGACCAACGAGGCGTGGGCGGCGGACACGGCGAAGACGTTCGCCCTGGCGACCGCCCAGCGGATCACCAAGTCGGGGATCTACTACGCCGCGCTGGCCATCGCGGCGACGACGGTGCCGACGCTGGTGGGCTCGATGGGTGCGAAGCCGTTCCTCACCGGTGAGGGCAACCTCTCCCAGACGTCCGGGTCGTCGCTGACGGCCACGGCCCCAGCAACGATCGCCACGCCCGCCTTCAAGCGGCACGTGCCGCTCGTCATCGCGACCTGAGCGGAGGAACTGACCGATGCCTCTGCAAGGAACGCTCCTCGCTGTCTCGGCGTACGCCGAACTCACCTCCGCCCTGGACCTCGGCTCGGGCCGGGCGGCACAGTCGCTGTCCCGGAAGATGAGCCTGGGCAACGGGACCACCGCAGGGAACGCCGACAGGGTGTGGTCCGACCGGCGCACCCTGGCCGCGTCGGGAACGGAGGACCTCGACCTGGCCGGTGTCCTCTTGGACGCTTTCGGCGCAACGGTCACCTTCGCCCGCATCAAGGGACTGATCATCGCCGCAGCGGACGCGAACGCGAACAACGTCGTCGTCGGGGCCGCTGCGTCGGCCCCGTGGGTCACACTGCTCGGCGCGACCCACACCCTGACCCTGAGGCCGGGTGCATTCGTCGCGGTCGGCACCGGCGCGGCGGACGCCACCGGCTACGCGGTCACGGCCACCACGGCGGACCTGCTGAAGATCGCCAACTCTGGTGCGGGCACCTCGGTGACGTACGACATCCACATCATCGGCGCGTCCGCGTAGCCGAACCAGCCGCGTGACGAGGGAGGCCCGGGCGGCGGGCCTCCCTCGCGCGCTTCCCAGAGAAGGAGGCGGCTGTGGCCGATGTGGTGGCCAACGTGGCCAAGGGCCGGATCCTGTCGTACGCCGGCCTCCCGCAGGCATCCGACGGGCTGGTGGCGATCCCTCTGGAGGCGGCCGGGCTCCCGTCTGACGACGTCCTCCAGGACTACGACACGGTGGCCGACCTCCTTGCGGGCGCGGCCAACGAACAGACGTCGATGGGGCGCGTGGCCCTGTCCGGGGTGGTGGTGTCGGTGAACGACACGGCGAACTCGGCCAGCTTCGACGTGAACGACATCAGCTGGCCGCTCGCGACCGGCAACCCCGTGGGGAGGCTACTCATTGCCTACGACCCCGACACCACAGCGGGCACGGACAGCACGCTGATCCCGCTGACCTACCACGACTTCGCGGTCACCCCCGACGGCACGGACATCGTCGCCCGCGTCCACGCCGACGGCGTCAGCGTCGAGTCCAACGCCTGACCAAGGGGGCTGCGGTGCCGCTGCTGGAATCCCTCGAAGACCACTTCACCGGCGCCCTCGACACAGGCCGGTGGCCCAACTCCTACGGCGACGCCACGGCGGCCGGCGGCCGGGGCCGGATCCCGTGCACGGTCGGAGGCTTCGCCGGACTCCGCTCGGCCACCACCTACACACTGGCCGGGAGTCACTTCCTGCTACGGGCCTACCCGCCGGCTGCGAACGGAGCCGTCACGACGGCCGCGCTCTCGCTGTTGGTCTTGTCCAGCACGGGCGGTACGGACGCTGGCTTCATCATCGACACCGCGCAGGGCGCCATGGGCCTGTACTCCCGCAGCGGGTACGCCGACGGCGGCGCACTGTTCCCGCCGTACGATCCCGTCGCGCATGCGTGGCTGAGGCTGCGGGAGACCGGCGGGACGCTGCTGTGGGAGTCCTCCCCGGACAGTTCGAACTGGACGGTGTTGCGCTCCTTGCCCTCACCGGGGTGGCTGTCGGACACCGACCTGTCGCTGTTGATGGAGTCCACACGCACCGACGGGTCGGGCAACTTCGCCGAGGTCGACAACGTCAACCTGCCAACGAGCCTCGTCCTCCTCGGCGCGGCTCGTACGACCGCCTCGGCGCGGCCGGTCGCCGGGCAGAAGACGGTCCCGCTCGGCGCCGCCCGCACTGTGGGCACTGCACGGCCTCTCAGCCCGGCCCACGTGGTCCAACTCGGCGCCGCGCGCACCCGCGCACGGGCGGGCGCCATCACGCGCCTGCCCCGCCCCGCGCTCACCCTGACGGCCTCCGCTGCCGGGCCCACTCTCACACCGTCCACCACCGGCTCGGCCCTCGCTGCGGCCACCACGGCAGGAGGCTGACCATGCCCGACGTCGGCGACACCGTCACCGCCTCCCTCACCGTCACCCCCTACGACCCGACGACCCTGGCGACGCTCACCGTCACCGCCCCCGACGGCACCGTCACCTCCCCCGTCACGGGCACCGCCGACGGCGGACACACCTGGACAGCCTCCCTGACCTACACGGCGGCCGGCGTGTGGCGGCTGCTGTGGACCGCGACCGGGACCGGAGCGAGCGTGCAGCCCGAGCTGGTGTCGGTCGCCCCGCTCCCGACCGTGACGAACACCGGCCGCGTGTACGCCACGACGACGCAGCTCGCCAACTACCTCGGCGCCGCGCCCGCGCTCGACTCCGCGCGCCTGCTGCGGGAGGCCTCAAAGCTCCTCGATGACCTGATCCTCGCGGCC